GGCAAAGGGGTGTCGCCCAACAAATGGGTTCTGTCTTTGGGCTTTGGTTCGCGGGCTTTGGGTATTGCTATGCCTTGGTTGCGTAGGTGTTCGTTGCGTGTGTGTTGTCTTGCTTGATCGTTGGCTGCTCGTGCACGCTGCCCTAGGCGGCTGTTGCAGGATCTGCAGCAAGGTCTGAGGTTGTCGAGTTCGTTGCCTCCGCCGTTCATTACTGGGCGTATGTGGTCTACGGTGTCGGCTACTCCCCCGCAGTTGAAGCATGGTGGCTTTTCTTTAAGTATTAGTTGTCGGTTCTTTCGATATGTAGGGTCGTTGGTTGTGTGTTGTCTAGGCATTGCTCCCGCCTCGCTGCGCTCGTTGGGCTAGCGCGGCCTGCGGCCTTGCTTGCGGTGTTGGTTGGTGGTGTTGCATGTCGGGCTCGTCTCTGTGTGTTCTGTTGTGTGCAACCTTAGTGAACTGGTGCGAGGGCAGAGCGGTGATATGTCCACCCCTGGGGTTGCCTCTGTCCCAGTCCCTATTGCTTTGACCTAATCGCCTCGACGCATTGCCCGCCCTCTTTCGCGTTGCAGATTCGGGGCGCGTCGATCTACCCACGTTCCCGTGTGTTCCCTCACTACAGCGCGACCCGTAGCGGGGCTTGGGCCATCGCGTGGCCTCCAGGATCAGCCTGGCTATCGCTTATACAAGTCAGGCCTTGTAAGCCTGTGCGTTATGAACTCAAGATCAGAAGGACGGACAACGTGACACTCAAGACCAGCGAGAGCCAAAGCGTCCAACCAGTTATCTTGTGAGCTCGTTGTGCGGCCTTTCTCAGATTTAAGTTCGATGAAGATGAGCTGTCCATAGTGCGGCGACACTAGCACCAGGTCAGGAAAGCCGACAGTGCCTTCTACGTGTGTGGCCCAGCGTCCTGTGCGGCTCATGGCTGGCAAGTCATGATGAATCATCCAACCCGCACGCCTAGCAAGGTTCAGCACAATTGACTTAAGTTCAGTCTCGTTCACGGCGTTCCTTTAGTTCTGCAAGCGCAGCGCCAAGCACGATGTAGAAGAATTTGGCGGCGATCAAGCCAAAGGCCAGTTCGTACCAGGTCATTTCCATGCCTCTATGACGCGGCTGGCTTGCTGGCTGGACAAGGTCTCCAGAACGACAGCGGTGTCACTTAAAAGCTCGTGCAGGGCTTCCAATGTGCCTAGGTCGTCGAGCCCTCGGTCTTTTGCCAGCTTCTTGATAAAGCCCAGTTGTCTGGGGCTTGCAAAGCCTCCTGGCCTAGGTGCAGCACTACCAGGCGCAGAACGGCCCTCAGAACGCTCGCTAGGGGCCTCTCCGGTCATTCTGGCAACCTTGGTCATTTCCTCGCGGCTGGCACGCTTCCCGCGTGTCGAGTAGCCACAATTAGCCAGGGCGCGACCTATGGCGCTGGTCTCACAGTTCTCTAGGTGGCTGGTCTTGTTCACTGGGCTTGAGCCGCGTAATTCTTCGGCGTAGCCAGTGGCGCGAGGGATCGGGTCGGCTGCGTCGAAATACACAGCGGCCTTAAATATCACTTGGTCACCATCCTGGACGACAAGCTCGCTGCTAATGCGGCCGTTGGGGTGATCTGTCCAGAAGCGGGCAAGCCTGTCCTCGACGGTCTCGTAGTTGCCTAGATCAAATGCCATTGTCGGGTTCCTTTTGTTCGGGTTCTAGATTCGTTCTAGCACAACGGCGGCGCGTAGTTCTTCTGGGTCGTGCAACATGCGTGCGTCAAGCCAATGGCTGCCGTGCTTGCCGCCTCGTTCTGAGCCTGGCGGGTGCAAGATGCCGTTGGCGAACACTTCCCAACCGTAAGCCCAGCCGTGAATGATGTAATGGAAGCCTCGCCCCTTTTGCTTGGTGACAAGGACGTAGCGGCGTGTGCGGTCGTTGTTGCCTTGCAAGATGAGCACAGGGTTGTAGGCGGTCTTGACTTCGATGTCGTGGCCGAGGTCTGCGTCGTAAGGCTTCCAATCGTCGCGTCGCACATAATCAAGCCGTAGGTATTTGGCAGCGGCTGCCTCGCCACATGCGCCAAGCACGTTGGCTTCACGCGGGTCGTGATGCTTATAGCTGTGGCCACCCACCCAGACGCTTAGCCTGTTGTAGGCTTCTGTGAGCGCGTCCTGGTATTCGCCGCTCGTCAAATTGACGACGACGTTCATACACCACCCAGCGCATCGACAACTTCATACAGCACATTTGCTTCAGTGTCGCGGCCTTCAAGCGACAGGTCTACAGCAATATTCTTGATTCGCCTGGCTAGTTGTCGGCGTTCGTGCGCTGCTTTCGACAGTCTGCCGCGTGGGGTAGTGAGTTCGTCTAGAAATTTGCCGTAGTTAGCCATTGTCTGCTTGTAGATCATTTGTCGGGTCTCCTCGCTAAGGGATTCTTGCCAATGTGGGTCACTCACTTAATACTCCAGGGTTGCCACGCAGATCTTTTCCAGATCGCCAAGCCTGCGCGTAGGTTCGTCTCGGCTCCATATAGATCTACGCAGTCGGTGACAATTTTGCGCTGCTGCAGCCAAGGGACGGGGTTCGACTTAGTTGGCTTGCACCAGAACCCGTTGATTTGCATAAGGCCGTAGGAGCCGCTCATTGGGTCGTCTGGGTTGAGCACTGGCCCAAAGCTGCAACGAGACTCACGCCACAGAACGCGGGCCAAGGTTGCCATCTCGGCAGCAGGCCAACCGACATCGAGGGCAATCTGTAAGGCGGCTTCGCATTCGGTCTTGGGCTTCGGTTCCAGCCAGACGGTCGTCGTGGTGGTGCTGGTGGTGGGTGCGGGGGGCGCATCCAACGCCGCCAGCGGAATCTCTCCGTAGGGGATGGGCTCGTAGATGGTTGTGAGCGTGGGCTGTAAAGGGGTCTGAGACGCGTCAGGAGCCTCTGGGAGCCACGAGAACGCGATTAGTGACCATAGGGAGCCAACGATCCAAAGTGAGGCTTTCATTGGGCTACCTCCAGCTGGTAGGGGACGCCCCAAGAGTCGAGGCTGTCAGTCTTGAACGCGAGCTGCGCGTGGATGATGTCCAGTGTGTCTGGGTTGCGAAAGATTTGCACCATGACAGAACGGTTGCTGTCTAGGCGGGTCTTAAGCACCTCGTAGGTGTATATGCGGCAGTTAGCCATAGTTCATGCTCCTTTTGTCGGTATCTCCGACCCTAGAGCACTACTTCAGGGTTGTGGTGGATCTGGGTTAAAAGCCTTATCTAATGCGGCTTTCATGCCTTCTGGGTCGTCTGCGATGTCTGGGCTGATCTCGATGTGATACCAATCGCCGCCTGGTGCGCCGGACACGGTGCGGTTGTCGTATTTGCGCCAGCGTGCTCGATCACAGCGCCAGGCGCGTCCCCAAGGGTGCGGAAAGTAGTCAATTATGAGCTCTAATCCGATCTCGTCAGCGTTCTGCACCAGCGTGTTAATCACCTTTTGTGCTTGTGTCCTGTAGTTCGGCTTGCCTTTGTCGCCTGGTATATGCCGCCACGACATATCGACAGCCCTACCTGTCGAATGGACGGATGGGTTGCCTGGCTTGCCTTTCATGTCACGCACGCCCCACGCGCCATTATTCCACAGCCCTCGACCTGTCTCAATCTCTATGCGGCGAATAAGGACGCGCAAGCCTGGGGTAATGCCTTTGGCTACACCATCGAAGCCGGTGTATGGGCGGCGCTCAGCCTTCTTTGCTGCCACGACCGTACGCTTTGTCGTTCGGGTTCAACCAGCGAAGCAGCGGGGGCAAAATGGCGGCAATGCCAGCGGCCAAGAGCTTCTTGGGATCAGTCTCGCCAGCCAGATAAAGCGCCAACGATGCGCCCAGGAAGCTGCGGGCGTAGGAGGCGATCATTGCCTTGTCTTTGTCAGTCATGATTTTCTATGTGCCTGTCTATTTTGGTCTCGATGCGGTCGAGGCTGTCGGCGATAATTCCGTGATCTTTGTGTTGGTTCTTGAAGCCTCGATGAATAAAAGCGACAACAACACTGAACAGCCCAGTAACGATGACAGCCAGTAGACCATTATCCATAGCATTATGGGGCTGGCGGGTATGGGTTGTCGGCTTTGACTTTGGCTACGGCTTCGCGCCATTCAAGCTCGGTTGCGTCGCCGCGCTGCCACTTAAAAAAGATTGGGTCGCTAGTCTGCTCGTAAGCGCTTAATCGAGCAGCCTCAACAGTCGCGATTTGGTTCTCATATTGCACCTGGGGCCACGATGCGTCTAATTCTTCTTGTGTTGGCTTGGGTGTGTCGTCTAGCCAAGTTAGGCCTTCGTAGCTGTTGCCATTCATTGACCATTGGCTTGTTGCATATTTAGTTGAAAGAATAAGCGTGTAGTCAATCATGCCGATACCTCGAACGCGGTTATTGTTGTGACCGCTCGCCAACCATCATTAAGTGCAATTCTGCCAATTACTGACGTACCTGTGTTGCACCGTGCTTGTAATTTGTAGGTCGTTGCACTTGTGGTGGCCGGACTGTCTAGATACATTAAAGAAAAAGAACTGTTATTTTCGGTGTTGTTGTTGTAGGCAACAATGCTCTGATTGCCAGATGAGCCGCCAGTACTTTGTGCAATGGCGGTTGAGCCCCGAACTATATTTAACAGAGTTAAGCCTGTCGCGTTGTTGTTGCCAACAATGCCATTAACAACCACCAAAATTTTATTAGACGTAGCCGACGGCGTGATTGAAAGACTTACTCCAGTTACGTCGGTAAAAGTTCCTGACGTCGTAGTAAAGCTGTCTGTCTTTTCAGTGCTAACTACTTGCAAGATGCGAAAAGCGCCGCGCAAATTGTTCATTTGTGCTGCAGTCAGCACGTTGCCAGCGACAAAGGTAGCGGGAAGGCTGGTAGGGGTTGCCATAGTCTCAGCCTAGGACATTGAACGAGTCAAGGACGCCATATAGGGCATCGTCGAGAATTAGGTCAAATATCGGTTGCGCTGGGCTAGTGTAGTAGCGGGCGCTGTGTCCTCGGGAGAAGTCGATGCGGTGCTCTAAGCCTTCGATACTGAGGTCTTGCTGGGTTGGTGTAGGCGTGCCGCCAATCAAAATATCTTTTTCTATGGTGATGTAGCTGCCAATGTCAAGGATGGCGGCGTCGTCGCGTTGGGCGGTGGTAAGGGTTCCGAACCAGGTCTCGACCGAATCGAAGCGGGCTTGTGGTTCTGGGTAGAGCAGATAGGTGGCTAGGTCGGTGGCGGCGGTGTTGGATTCAAGGAGGCTGTCGGTGATGAACAGGGTCTTGATGAAGTAGGTGGCTTGGCTGGTGAGGTCTGAGGCTGTGCCTGTGTGGGAGCCTCGGGTTGAGACTTCGACGAGGTTGATGATGTCCTCGGCCCTGAACGCTATGGACAGGTCGCGGTATTTGGCTCCTGTGCCGTCGTCTTTGAACTCAATCTCAGGCGGGCCTACGACAAAGCCAATACGATCCTGGCTAGTGAACACGCCCTCGCGGTCGATAAAGATGCGGCCACGTTCAGCGCTGTAGGTAATCTGGTCAAAGTACGCTTTGACGTTCTGGCCGTCCTGAATGGCGTACTGGCTAGAGCCGCCTAATTCGACGGTTCCCGCGTCGATGTTGCGGGCTGAGCCGGTCGGATAGTCCACTTCTGGCAGGTCGAGCACCCAGTTGATGCGTGTGCCTGTGAATTCTTTGGTTGGGTTCTGGCCTGGTATGAACGTCTGAGCCAGACGGTACATGTTGTCCACGCAGAACACGGTCACGGTGTCAAGCCCGCCAAGCGTAAATTTGTAGTCATAATTCACCACGTAGCCGACAAATAGAAGCTCTGCGTTGTTGGCGTTGTTGTAGCGGATGAGCTTGACCTGGCGGCCTGGTGCAAGCCCTGGGACGCCTAGAGCCTGGTCATAATACGGGTTAGATGGGTCATCGTCGAACGGGTTAAAGACGCCATCAGCAAGCGTGTCGTTCAGCGTAAAGGTCATCGTGCCGTTGGTAAAGGCATCGTTCTCGTCTTGGCGGCCTCGCTTTACTGTGACGTTCAGTGTGCCTTCTGCAACACTGGCAAAGCTTGTAGAGCCGTCCAGAACGTAGTCAGGGCTGTCTAATAAGCCTTTAACGGGGTCGTCAAGGGTGAAGCCGTCAACTAGGAAGCCTACGTCTACCAGCAGGTCGTAGGTTCCGGCGTTCGGGATGGTGACGGCAGCCATTAGCCAATTGCTACGGGAATGGGGCCGTTGATTTGGTTGTATTGGCGTAGCGCGTTCACGACGCTTTCACCTATTTCGGCGCTGGTTGCGAGCCCTCCGTCTACGTTGATAGTGACGTTCATTGCGGCTTGGGTGGTTGGGTCTGCCATGAAGTAGTCAGGCAGGACGCTTTGTATGGCTGGGGATGCGAACGCTGGGGCGGCTGGTGCACCGGCTCCGCCACCACCACCTCCGCCACCACCACCGCCTCCGCCTGTGCTAATTGCTGGAACAGTAAAAGCGGGCATTTGTGGCTGGATCATGTCAAGCGTGGGGCCAACAAAGCCTTGTGGTGCTGGGCCTCGACCAAAAGTGCGCTTCGGTAGCTGCACATAGTCAGGGCTTGGAATATTCGGAATGTCCTCGAACGGGTTGATTTGGTTCATTACGTCGATCACGGGGTTCAAGATCTGTGCGACGCCCCTGGCGATCATGACCGCTGTGTTGATGATGGTCATGCCTACAACGTCGAACGCTGTGACAATGCCTCGGCTTACTGTGTCGGTGTTCTGTTGTAAGCGTCGCAGACCGATAACCAGACCGGCTATCGCGGCCACGATCAGCCCGATCTTGCCCAAAGCTGCTACTTGGGAGGCGGCGAAGCCTTTGCTTGCCAAAGTCGCCAGCTGCGTAATGGTCGTGTAGGCACGTAAGCCGACATTAAGCAAGACGATTGAAGCTGAGAATATGCCGATAGTGCCTGCAATAGCAAGAAATACTTTCGGGTTCTCGGATGCCCAGGCAGCAAAGCGATTGAGCAACGGCAGCACCTGCTCGACAATGGGCAAAAGAGCCGCGCCAATGGCTTCCTTAGTCTCGTTAATGGCAACGGTCATCCTGGCAAAGCCGCCTTGTGCAGTGTTGGCGAACGTGTCGGTAGCGCCACCGAAAGTGCCTTGCAAGGTGCGCATGATGGTGTCCATGTCAGCGCCGTCTTTAATCAGCGCTTTCATCTCCGGCGTCAGCTGCTGAAGCCCTCGATAATTACCCTGGTACGCCTTAGCAAGCGCATCAGAGACCTCGACGAGCGGCTTGCCGGTAGCGGTAGCAATATCGGTAACGAGCGTCAAGTCACGCATTGACACGCTGATGTTCTTTGTGCCGCGTGTAAGGGCCTCAAATGCTGGCCGTAGCTGGTCGTCAGCAATGCCGGTGGCCATTGTCATCGCGCTAATGTGATCTTCAACGGACTTGATTTGGTCGTCGCTGGCCTTGGTGACGTTCCTCAATGTAAGCGCTAGCTGGCGTTGTGCGGCCTGGTCTTCGATCGCGGCCTTGGTTGCCTGGGTAAGTGCTACACCGAGACCGGCCACAGCTGCAGCAGCAGGCAAGAACGCTTTCTTAAGCGCAAAAGCAGCCTTCTCGCTAGTTGTCTCCAGCTTCTTGAACTCTGCAATAGCGCGGTTGAGCCCTTTGCCGTCGAACTCGGTAATGATTGGAAGGGTTACAGCCATCTAGCGTCTCCAGGTCTTTTGACCAGCCTGGCGGGTGCTGATCTCTCTCATCATCTCATCTATGAGCTTCTGTGTCTCAGATACCACTTGGTCACCATTTTGTTCATAAGAGCGCCATAGAACACGCGATGGCGGCCCATAGAACGATGTCAATGCCTTGACCATCACTTTTCCTTGTGGTGTCGGTATAGGGCCTTTTCCAGACATGTCAAATAGCACCGAATTGGGGCCTTGGTGTTGAACGTAGAACGTGGCCAAGTTGGTCATGTGTCCGGCGAACATTTTCGGCTTTCGGCCTGACACTTTGGCAACAATTTTGTCCTTGCCGCCTTGCCAAGGGAACATTTGATATCCGCTATGAGTTACCCATTTACGCTCAAAGCCTGACAATGGTGAAGTCCTTGGAATTAGCAGCTTGGCGGCTGCCTCAATAGGCTTCACAATGCGCTTGAAATCGCGAGTGACCTTCTGGCGGGCGGTCTTGTCGAGGTCATTGAGCTCTTTTAGGGCTTCTTTGATCCCCAGGACTTCAACACTGACGCCGACACTCACCTTGGGCCCTTTCGCTGCTTGTTCTGTTCCTCGATCACCTTACTAACCGTGACAAGGTCGGCTGTGTCAAATTCGATATGCGGCGGCCACCATCCAATTGTGACCACTAGCTCGGCTAGTGATCTTCGGACGGTTCCGCGTGGGTAGGGTTCGCGGGTTCCTCGCTAACGATCTCAATATGTTCCAGCTCGTTAATGAATTGGTCAAATGATGCGGGCACTACAACCTTGTGGATTTTGCTGGCCTCGAACGCCAAAAAAGCCAAATCTTCAATGCCGAAGCCGTTGGCCATGTCTGAGGCTTTGCGCTTGAAGCGACGCTCCCAGGCAACAATGACGCCCAAAGTCGTAACGACTTCGTGCTCTTCACCTTTGCGCTTATATCGAATGGTTACTTGCATGGCTTCCTTTCGTGTCGGGCCGAGCGGTTAAGCCAGGCTTACGGGGTTACGTCTTTAGAGTAGACGCCACCAACAAAGGTCACGTCGATCGTGGACAATTCGCCCATCGTGGCGTTGATGACTGGCAACTCGCCCAGGTATGCGCCGGTGAGTGTGAAGCCTGGGTTCGTGGCTGAGTCTGCACCAGCAGCGGGCTTGACGATGACGGTCACGGGCCCACCCACAACGTTCTCAAGCGTCGCAAATGTCTCTGTTGCGGCGTAGCTCATGTAGAACGTAAGCGTTACTTCATGATTGCCAAGGCCGTTCACAAATTTGCGGGCGGTATCACCGAACGCGGTGGACTCAAGTGCGTCGTAGCGCTGGGTGAATGTGGCGGCGGTGCACTGGTCGGAAAGATCGACCGAGTTCACTGTGACGACTGGGTTGGCGAGATAGGTGCTGGTGGCCATTATTTCTTCTCCTTGGTGCTGGTCTTGACTTTAGGGCTTGTCTTTGGCTTTGGCGTGGATACTTCAGCAATAAAGCCGTAGGCGAGTAGCGCTTCGATGTTCGTGCCTGGTTGCGGCTCGAACGGTTCGCCTGGCTTGCCTACGCGCTCGGATACGACAACGTAGTTCATGCTGTCTGCACCTGCATTTCAACCATTAGGTCATAGCCTGGGACGATCGTGCCGCCTATGTCGAGGCTGGTGGGTCGTCCTTCGGTCACGGCGACGTTCTTAGCCATTAGTGCAGCCGCGAGGCTAAGCAGCTGGTCGAGCGCGTCCTGGTTGCCTGGGCCTGAGCTGATGATTTGCACCGGCACAGACATTTGGGCAATGTTGTAGTTGAAAGCGTTAAAGCTGGGCGCTCCGATAAGCACACAGCCAGGGCTGATGTTCCTAGGATCACGTACTACAGGCAAGCCTGAGATGGTCGCCAGGGTGGTTGCTAAGTCGTCAAGGCCTTCGTTGAATAGGCCAGTGCCAGGCATCAGGCCACCTGCGGGCGGTCAATGCCGAGCAGCTGCTTGACCATTGGCCCCATGCCGATCATGGGGGCGGTTCCCATGCCGTCGAACGTGGCGAACGAGTCACCCAACGAGCCGCGCGCCCTGTAAAGCGCTCCGGCGTACATGATCGTCCCGAGCTTTACGTCCTGGCTAGGCACTGTGGTCAGCGAATCGAAATATCCGGACTCCATGCGGCGACGCCAGCAGAACTGTGAGGCAGCAGCTGCAGCGGTCGTAATGAGCGCGGTGTCATTCGCTGAAGCCACCGTGATATTTAGCCAAGCGGTCACGTCGTTAGCGTTCACCCAAGTGCACACAGGGTTGTAGGTGACTGTGCCGCTTGATGCGGTTCGTTCGACATCGCTGGCGGTCTTGGCGAATAGCACTTGATTTTCAAGCAGTACGTCGCCATTGAATAGCAAGT